AACTCTATTTTTAATCCATTTTTATTATCTTTGTTGTAAAAATAAAAACAACTGCTTTGAGTATTATCTTGATTTTGAAAAATAAATACTCCTTGTCCATGAACAATCAAATCAATAACTGAACTTTTACCATCTAATACAACTTGTTTGGGTTCTCTCTCACTTACTTCTGTATAAGTCATATTTTATACACTTAAAAATATATCGTTAAATATTTTTAAGTCATTTCATTTATATATCAAGAATATATTGTCCGCGAGGTTTTTTTACTATATAGTATTCAGTATCATCATATAAATAATAGTTTGGGTTATAACCTCCGTAGTAGTCTAAATACAATGGATTAATAGCATAACTACCTGAACCATAGTAACCCCCATATCCTCCATAGTAACCACGTCCCCGTCCGTACCCTCCTCCATGACCATATCCTCCGTGACCATGTCCACCGCCACCACCTCCACGTCCACCACCACCGCCTCCACGTCCACCACCACCGCCTCCACGTCCACCACCACCGCCTCCGCCTCCACGATAACCCTCTACACCTCTAAACAAAACAAAACTAAAAACGGCAAATATTACAATTGAAAACAAAAATACAAGTTTAGCATTTTTCATAATTTATATAACTTATGAAAAAAATTATTTTTTAGATTTTTTATAACGTCTTGTTTTTCTACGAACGTTGAATTTACGTTTTCCTCTTTTATACTTTTTTGTTTTTTTCTTACCACCTTGTGCAGTTGGTTCGATTCTTTGAAAATTACTATTAACACTCATACTAATTCTATCAACATTTTCATTATATTCATCAGAAAAACTAGAATTTGCTGTTCTCGGCAAACTCATAAACTTATCAAAATTAGAACTTCCACTAGATAATTGACTTGTACTTATTATTTCCATTGCAATTTTTATCATATTTGTAACTGAACAGTCCATTTTACGCATTTGATTTTTATTATACATCATATATTTTGACCAGTCCAACATAAACTTTTCATTTCCAAAACCAACTTGGTAACACTCAGAAGTTGTATTTGAAATTTTATTTTGAGGTAATACAGCAGTATTAGAACATTTAGGGTCATTTTCTCTCGTTCCAATTTTAAAAAAGGATGATTCTTTATCACAATTACCTTTTTTAGAATATTTTAACTCGTGAGAACAAGGTAATAATATAATTGTTTGGGGAAATTTAAAATTTGAATCCATACTTCTAATTCCTTGGTATAAACCTACAATTGTTTGTCTTGTTCTAACTAAATCAGATGCAAATGTATTATTCAATTGAACATCACCATATTGTTTCATTAACTCGTATAGTCTTTTACCCCCATTAATCGCTTGTTGTTTTCCAAGAGGAGTTACATCTGTATCAATTACCATATGAGTTGCATAAGGTAAATTATGAATGCCTTGTCCATGACGTATAATATAAAATACATATTCTAAATCAAATAAATCATCATTTGTTAATTTTAACTTATTTAATGGATACTGTTTTTGTTCGAAAATGATTTCACCAGTAACAGAATTTGAAGACTTCTCTCCTTCTGCAATATAATAGTCTCTTCCAGCTTTATCTGTTTCTTTTGGGTCTAATTCTCCTCCATAAACCATTTTAATATCAATTCCTACTTTATTAATAACAAAACGAAGAATAGCACAATTTTTCATACGAATTTCATTTTCTACTGTGAAAAACATATCCAACAAACACCGAATCCTAGCGTTATGTGTCGCTATAATTGAAACTACTTTATTTGACATTTATATATATTTAAAAATATTTTTTTTCATTTTAAATATATATTTTTACATAACTAAAGTCACTAAAATTTTGATTAATCACTCTTTTTTTTAACAAATGGACCACTAACCAACTCACTCTGTCCATTATCCGTTTTTCCAGTAATAATATTTTCACCTTCAAATAACTCTTTACGAATATCAGCTGATGATACAACATCTTGTTCTTTCAAAAATGTTTCTTGAGTATTCATATTATTTACACCAATCAAATTTCCTTCTTCATCTATTGTTTGAGTTAAAGAAGCACCAGTATTTTCTGCTTTACGAATATTTTCTTCAATTGCCTTCTTCTTAGTTTCCTTCACACGTTGTTCAAACGCACTTTTAGCAAAGTCTTCATTCTTGGTCTTTTCATGCATTAACTGATTCAACTCCTCTTCCATATACTCAACACGCCCAGTTTTATAAGCCTCTGGGTCCCAAGGCATCCATAAACCAACTGGTCCAACAAATACATCATGGTTAGGGTCCAACTCACGCAACATCTTACAACGTAACTCTGCTTCTTCCATAGTTGGATATACACCTCTTACTTTTAATCCACGCGTACAAGTTTGGAAATTATGTTTTACATTAAAAGCATTTTCAAGTTCCTCTTCATTCTGATCTAAAAAAGTTTTAAAGTCATCTTCCATACTACTTTGTAATAAATTTTCATATTCTTCTTTGATAAATTCTTGAAAATCTTTAGTAATATCGTCAAAAACTAATTTATATTTATAGGATATAAAATTTAAAAACTGATGAAACTTTTCCATGGATTTAGAAAAATCCCACTTCTTTAGGAACTCTTCAAATAAAAATATTTCTTTTTGTTTTAGAATTTTATCCGGAGAAACAAAGGATACGCAAACAAACTTTTGTCCAGCAACTGGTTTATCCTCTTCTAATAAATCAACATATTTAGGATTTGTTTTTCCAGATAAATCAGTTTTTCGTTCAAAACTATTATTTTGAGTACTCATTATATTTTATTTTATATTAATTCATTTAAGTTTTTATTTCATAAATTAATTATTTTTAACTTTGATTTTTTTTTCTTATTATTTATTATAAATGTTTGATATTGCTGAACTTGTCAAAAGAGTTATTAAGTACCTTGTCGAAGGTTTAATGGTTGCCATTGCCGCATATGCTATTCCAAAACAATCTTTAAAAATTGATGAAATTGTCTTACTTGCATTAACTGCTGCTGCCACCTTTAGTATTTTGGACACTTACATTCCAAGTATTGGTGTAACCGCCCGTTCTGGTGCTGGTTTTGGTATCGGTGCAAATCTGGTAGGATTCCCCGGAGGTCTATAATTGTAAATTATTCCAATACCATAAGAAAAAATAAAAATAAATACTGTTATTAAATTTGTATTTATTTTTAACTTAAGATAAATCTGGTAAAATATTCGAGTACAACATATTTTCCCAGTCAACAAAAGGTGATAACCATTTTGTTTCACCATGAGTACTGACTGCTGGAATAGCAGATATTAATTTTTTTTTACTTTGTGATATAATTTCACACCACATGTAAAAATCAATTGGATGTGAATATCCTATACAATATTTTTTATAAATTTCAATGTCTTGTTTCATTGTTTTCACTCTGGTTGCAAAGGTCATACAACAACTATTCGTATATTTCCAATGATGACTTTGACTAATAATAACCTTTGTATTTTCACCACCATCGACAATAAATGGATTTCCTCCTTCTTGATTTGCATTTATATATTTATCTGGATGGTCATACCCACTGCAGTAATCTGATATTTGTATACCTTCTTCCAATATTTTAGGAGCATCTGGTGTATATAAATAATCATCTTCTGCAAAATATACACAGTCTTCATCTTGAAAATTATTAATTGCAATATCAACTGCCAATAAAAATGTCATTGCTCCATTCAATGTTGAACGAACAATATTTTGTTGGGGTAAGTATTTACACAGAAATGAATATGTTTCGTCTTTTACATTATCAGCTATAATATAAATAGTATAACCTTCAAATATTTTCATAAAATGTAAAAAACAACTTTTTTTTGTAATATAGTATGGTTTTAATTTATTATGTTCACCATCTGATATTCTATATATAACTTTCATCATATTTTTTATTATAAATCAAAATATTTTTATATAGTAATCATTAGTATTATATTATATTGTTGCAATAAATTCCCAATTCAATTCTTCACATATTTTTTTCCAAATTGTATCTTGTTCTATAAGTTTCTCTCTATCTTTTAACATTGGAATCTCAGACAAGTAATGATTTTCTCCCAACAGTTCAAACAACTTGTATAAAACATAATAGTAATGCAAAAAATTAACTCGATAGTCTGGACAATGTTTAGCATATGGGTATTGTATTTCCATAAAAAAATTACACAGTATCTCTTCTAACTCTTGTGAAATAATTGGTGGTTTTAAACCTAATTTATCTTTAATAAAATTTATATGTTCATAATATTTATTGTAACCCAATTTTTTTAAAACTTCTTTGGTTTTATAGTAAGTCATTTTACTCATATCAATTCTCTCCTTTTTAATTTGTTGTTTTAAATTTTCAATCACTTCTTCTGGTATCTGAGTAGTTTCTTTTCCTTGAAACTGTGCCAATATTTCTTTAAAATGATTGATTTTTTTATAAGCATAAAAACAAACTTCTTTAGGAGGTTCTTTATACGAAGGTTTTTCATTTTCAATTAAATATTGCACATTTTTTGAACAAGAGTTACATATCAAAACACCTTCATCATCAAGAGGTATTAATTCACCTTTAAAACAATGTTGACATATATCTGATGGTCTAGTAAAAGCATTTATATCTAAAAAAGAATCATCTATATTGGATAAATACTTTTGGAAAATATTATTATTTTTACTATGAATATTATTTGCATCGGTATTGGACTCATCTTGATTTATTTTAAAAAAAGAATTCAAAATTTTACTTTTAGACTTGTTAGTATTTTCAACTCCATTAGAAATGTTTTTTTTATTCTCAAAATAATCAAAAATATATTTAGAGTTATCTAAAAAGTATTCTTTTTTTTTCATTTTAATATTTTTGATTTCTTCATTTATTTCCTCAACACGGTCCTTAAAATCTAACACTTGTTCTATTGACAAATTTACACTTTCTTCATTTTCTTTCAACTTATTCATTATTTCTGTTCTCTCAACTTTTAGTTTAGGTATTTTATCCTTTTCATCTTTATTAAACTCATTAATAAATTCATTGTGTTTTCCATCCAATGTAACAATACTCTTTTTATTTACTTTTATTTTTTTAGCAGTTTTCGGTTTGAAACTTGGCATAACTATTACTTTATAAAAATAAACTCAATTTTTTAATTACTTATCAAAGGAAATATTATAATCTACATTGTTTAGAAAATATTATAATCTACATTGTTTAGAAAAAAATAAAACAATAAATAGTTTAAAATTATTTTTAGTTTTCTTGAAAATATTAAGGATATAAATGGATGAACCACTTCATATCAAAATAAATATTGAAAATAAAAAAGATATTACTTTAGAAAATGAAAAATTTCATAAAATGGTATTTTTATACAATGCATTGAATGACGGATGGAAAATCAAGAAAAAGAAGGACCTTTATATTTTTACCAAAAATCACGAAGGGAAGAAAGAAATCTTACATGATTCATATTTACTTACATTTATGAAGTCAAACTCTGACTTGAATAAAGTTGTTTCATAACTTTACAAGTTGGCTTTGAATATTAGTAAATATGAATTAATTAAATGAATTAAAGTATTTTTCAAATATTTTTTTTCTTTAGCAATATTATAAACATGGGAGGCGGTTTAATGCAACTCGTAGCTTACGGCGCTTAACTCTTGGGCGCCAACAGTGAGCTGCTATTATGGGTCACATATCTCCATAATAGAAAAA